AGGAGACTCGCTGAAAGTCGAAAGGCAAACGGACAGGCGTTATGGCTAGCCGAGAGGAGTCCGGTAAGGGTTCGAATCCCGCCTCAGTTCCCAGCCGTGTTGGTGGCGACAGCATCGATCCTGTTAAGTGGGTGAGTAGGCACACGCAATAGCATCAGGCGATCCCCCGAGCCTTGCAAGGGCACCAACGCCCGACAACCTGCATACTGGCGGCAAAAAACCGAAAGGGTTTACACTGGCGACAGTTCAAAAATAACCGGAGAGGAATATGGCCAAGCCAGAAACCCCGAGAAAGCCAGCGAAGAAGGCCACCAAGGCCGTAGCGGCCCCCAGCAAGGGTGAGACAGCCGCGCCCGCAGAAATCGCGCCCAAAAGCCTTGAGGCCAAGAAAACCGGCCGCCCAAGCAAATACTCCCCCGATATCGCACAGAAGATGTGCAACCTCCTCGCAGAAGGAATACCCCTCAAAGAGATCTGTCGCATGGAAGGGTTCCCGGCATGGAGAACCATCTACGACTGGATGTATCGGGATGACGAGGCTGTTGCTGCTGGAGGCGGCGTCGGCCTTTCCGCAAGCATCGCACGCGCACGGGAGATCGGATACGACGCGCTGGCCGAGCAGTGCCTGATCATTGCCGACACCCCGCAGATGGGCAAGAAGACGGTGTACTCGTCCGGGGCTGAAGAGGGCAAGGACAGCGTGACGGTGACTGAGGAGGAGATGCTGGGGCACCGCAAACTCCAGATCGAGACCCGGCTGAAACTGCTGGCCAAGTGGGATCCCAAGCGCTTCGGCGACCGGGTGCAACTGGCCGGTGACGCCGAGAACCCGCTGAAGGTCGAGGTGGAGTCGCAGGCCGAGAAGATGATGGCCGCCCTGCTCCAGAACATCGAGTTGAAACGGCAGGCCAATGGATCTCGCTGAACTGGCAGATCCCCAAGTACAGGCGGCCTTCAAGGAATTGCCGCCGTACAAGAAACTCGCCACCGCGTGGCGGCTGACATGGCAGCACACTGCCCTCCCGCACCAGACCCTGCCCCATGGGGACTGGTGGTCGATCTGGCTGATGCTGGCCGGGCGGGGAGCCGGGAAGACCCGCACTGCGGCCGAGCAACTGGGCTGGTGGGCGTGGGAGTACCCCAAGACCCGCTGGCTGGTGGCAGCGCCCACGAGCGCCGATGTCCGCGGCACCTGCTTCGAGGGCGACTCCGGGCTGGTGTCGGTGATCCCCGCGTTCCTGATCGAGGACTACAACAAGGCCCTGCACGAACTCCGGCTGGTCAACGGCAGCCTGATCAAGGGCATCCCGGCCAGCGAGCCTGAGCGCTTCCGCGGCCCGCAGTTCCATGGCGGCTGGTGCGACGAGTTGGCCGCGTGGGAGTACCTGCAAGACGCATGGGACATGATGCAGTTCGGCCTGCGCCTGACCCTTGGCGAGGGGTTCAAGACCCGCCTGATCTGCACCACGACGCCCAAGCCCAAGGATCTGATCCTCGAACTGATCGCCCGGGAGGGTGACGATGTCGTGCTGACCACGGCCTCGACCTACGCCAACTTGGCCAACCTGTCGGACAACTTCAAGAAGCAGATCCTGTCCTATGAGGGCACGAAGTTGGGGCGGCAGGAGATCTACGCCGAGATCATCGACCCCGAGGAGGGCGGCATCGTCAAGCGGGACTGGTTCCGCCTGTGGCCCGACGGCAAGCCCTTCCCCAAGTTCGAGTACATCCTCCAGTCCTACGACTGCGCCGCCACCGAGAAGACCCAGAACGATCCCACGGCCTGCACGGTCTGGGGCGTGTTCAAGCCGCTGGACGGCCCGATGTCGGTCATGCTGATCGATGCGTGGCAGGACAGGCTCCAGTACCCCGACCTGCGCCCCAAGGTGGTCGAGGAGTACGGCGTGGTCTTCGGCGAGGGCAAGGAGAAGAAGCGCGTGGATCTGATCCTGATCGAGGACAAGTCCTCGGGCATCAGCCTGATCCAAGACTTGCAGCGGGCGCACCTGCCGGTCATGGCCTACAACCCCGGCAAGGCCGACAAGGTGCAGCGCCTGAACATCGTCTCCCACATCATCGCCCGCGGCCGGGTCTGGATCCCCGAGTCGAGCCAGCGCAAGGGGTTTGTCAGGGACTGGGCCGAGGGTTTCGTCAGCCAGATCTGCGCCTTCCCTGAGACCACGCACGACGACTTCGTCGATACCGCCTCGCAGGCCCTGCGCTGGCTGCGCGACGCTGGCTGGCTGGAGGTCGATCCCCCGCCCGAAGAGGACTGGGACGAGGACGACTACGCAGACACCGGCAGGCCGCGCCGGGTTAACCCATACGCCGTTTGAGGAGGGCATCATGATTCATTTCAAGAAAGAGGGCGACTACTTCAGGCTGGGCCTGAACCTGTACGGGGCACCGGGCGGGTTCGTGGCCATCTGGGTATGGTTCGACTTCGCCAAGTGCGAGACCTTCTCCGCACGCTTTCGCCTGCGCCTGCACCGCAGCCCGCGCATTCTGTGGGCGGTGGAGCGGGTCAACATCATTGAGGGCCATCTTCGCAAGCACGACCTCGAACTGGTTTCCCGCGAGGTGCTGAATGATCTGAAGGCCACCGAGAAGTCGGTCATGCGCGTCAACGAGCCGCTGGCTTACATCAAGCCGTAGGTGGACTTGACAGTGCGCGGCGATTATGATGATGGTATTGATTCACCAAGGGGAAGTTAATGGCTGATGTACCCATCACCGGTGAAATCAAGCCATATGACCCGACGGTGCGCGAGCGCCTTGCGTCAGGCTTGCAGGCCGGGCTAGAGAAACTCGGTGTCAACCGGTACAAAGCCCGCCAGCGTGCTGACACGATCATGGGCGGCCCAAGCAGTAACCTGCCGCTCAATGTCGGGCTGGCAGACCTCGTGCCGTTTCTGGGCACGGGCCTGCAAACGCAGGAGGCCGTGCGCGGCGGCGAGCAGGCGGTGCAGGCGGCCAAGCAGGGCGATGTGGTGGGTGCGGGTGTCGAGGGCACCTTCGCTGCGCTGGGGCTGATCCCCGGGGCGGCAGGCACCGTCCGCGCTGCACGGGCGATGCGCCGTGGTGAGAAGTTCAAGCCGATGGCCACGCCTGAGGTTCCAAAAATAAAGGAGAGTCGATATGAAACAGCCCAAGAAGGCCCCTTCTACAGAGTCAAACCGAGATCTGCTCAAGCGGCTCGACCAAAGGATCGGGGAGTACGAGAAGAAGTACGGCAAGCCGACACTGCCGCAGGATCAGGTGGAGGCGATGTTCCGCAACCAGTATCGGACGAGGCGATCAGCCTACTGATCAAAGACCCGTCGAACTTCGTCTACCGCACGGCCGACGACTACAGCCAGCGCGTCGGGGGCAAGGGCTACAGCCTGCCCGAGATGCCGCCCTCAAGCCTCGCGAAGCAGTCCGCCATCGGGCGCACCTTCCAACTGGCTGCCGACGGTGACGACGCCTACAAGCGCTCGGTCTTCGAGGCATACGGCAAGCGCTACCCCGAACTGGTCGAGGCCACCGGCGCACAGAACTACGACCAATTGCTGGAGGCGTCCTACCGCCAGTTGGCCAAAGAGACCGCCGACCAGTTCCACGCCCTGCCGGTGAATATGTCCTACCACCGCGCCGGGGAGGGCAACTACCAGAGCAGCGGCGAGATGCTGCGCGATGTGTACGGCAACCGGCACCTGTATGTCTACCAAGGCGGCGACCCGCACGACTTCCTAAACGCACTCGACCCCGAGTCTGGCCTGAACACCAACGAGATGTTCCGGGCCATTCACGACTTCTACGGGCACGCCGTCCATGGCAACCCGTTCGGCCCCAAGGGTGAGGAGATCGCCTACGGGGCGCACGCCCAGATGTTCTCCCCCCTTGCGCGGATGGCCATGGCCAGCGAGACCCGGGGCCAGAACTCCTTCGTCAACTACACCCCGGTCAACGCCGAGATCAAGTCCCGCATCAACCGCCTGAACGAGGCCCGCTACGAGGCCAGCCGACGCGGCCAGAAGGCCGATGTGGCCGAGATCGACAAGTTGCTGGGGGAGGCATGGGGAGGCTTCCAGTTCGCGCCCCAGAAGAGCGTGCTGCTGCCCCCTGAGTTCATCGAGACCGCCTATACCGGCGGGATGCCCGGGTACATCCAGCCCTTGATCCGGCCGGAGCCGGGCACCGCGGCCTCGGAGATGCTGACCCACTTCAGTCATTCGCCCGATCTCCAGATGCTCGACCCGAGCCGGTACGGCACCGGCATCAAGGGCCGGGAAATGGAGCGCCTCACGGGAACCGCCAACCCGGTGATGGAGCGATCCTACTTCTACACCGGCGACCCGTCTACGGTGCGTCCTG